TTGCTGTTCCCGTCACCTTGCTAAATTAGTTTTCTAACATATTTTATTAGTTTGATGACGGTATCGGAAGATGCAATAAACAAAAAACCCGCTAACTGGCGGGTTTTTATGCAATTACTGTGTTGCAGCCTGATAAATAAGATACGAGATAAATACAGGTACGATGGCCCATTGCAGCAATGAAAGTAGCCTCATTACTGTTATTGGGGTAACTCCATCCACGTATTGTTTCTCTGACATTTTCCCTAACCAACTAACCGACAACAGTGCCGAGTTTTCACCCAATTCCAGCTCTCTGAGCGCTTCACGGATTAACGGCGCTGTCACAGCCTTAACCGGTGTGCTCAACGTGATACTCCGCGTCCTCCCCGCATCGTCAGCGAACGCCAGACTCACATAATATTTTTTGCTCAATGTACAAACTCCCAATCATCAGCGCTTGCACTTTCCGGGGTTATGTGAACCTTATCGCCAGTAACAATATTGCGAGCTTCAAAACTTCCATTGATACGTTTCGAGATCTCAATACATAGAGCCTGCTGCCATGAGCGACGACGAGCGATAGCATTAGTTCCTGCAGGGATAAGTTCTGCCACGTTAAGTAAACGCAAAACGATTTCTCCGTTTAATCAAGACAAACATACTCCGTGATAGCTTTTATGGCTTCAGCGGCACTGCGCGCCTCAAAGCAGTAGTAACCGGCTTCTGTGAGGCGCGTCATCCAGACGAGTTGTTCGGGAGTCAGGCGATTTCTCCCATGTTTCATCTCAATGCGCATTCCGTGGTATCCCCCACAAGCAAGGTCTATAGAAAGATCGGGATATCCCTTCTTTTGGCCCTCTGCCACCATTTTTATTGCCGTCCTTATGCCTCGCAGGCCACCGTTTGGAGTGGCGTGAGTATGCTCATACACATAACGCATATTGCGATACATCCAGTCCAGGACGCGAACCTGCTCGTAATGCTCATGGTTCCTTTTGATTAGATCTGGNTTTTTCTCCAGTTCTCTAAGAGCTGCGGCATGTGGGGATGTTTCAGAATATTCACTGCGACGCCTTCTCTTTCGCGCTATTTTTCTAACACACCCATTGATAGTAAATATGCAAAATAATAACAACAACGTTAGGTTTGTAGAATAAGAGAGATACTACTCAAGGATCATCTATATGCAACAGGTCGGATGTCCTTTTAAGGTAAAGCGTGACCTTAATCAACAAGGAGGGTAAATCGCATGGCATTTACCCAACCTGTTATTTTTAAAGGGTTATATTTTATCCTGTTCGGATAATTCTTTGATTGTCTTGTCGATTGCGATCAACCAACCTTCATAGGTTAAATCATCAACAAGTTCTACCAACTTATCATCGGTGTGAGGAAAGTATATCCAGCTCCAGTTCGCAGGGTTTTCTGCTTTTCGCAGCGTAAAAACCTTCTTGTATCGGTGGAACTCAAGGACATACCCCTTCGATATGGAATATCCCTTTAGGTCTTCGACCGTAAACCTACGATTCTTTCGCATGGCTACCCCATGATTCGATATTTCTCTACAGACTCGTCGTAACTTGTGTACACGTATGGCTCTGTATCATCGGCATAAGGTGCGACTTCCAGAGCATGAACAGGATTGTATACCGCGTCATTTTCCAGGCGATCGCTCGAATACAGATGCCCAGCCAAAACCGTAAGCGCCGGGCGACTCATTTTGTAGATCTCTGCCACATCGCTATCTACAACTTGTCCAAATGATATGTCGCCGCGCTCCAGCAATAACGTTTTAAGCGCAGGCCACCACGGCCCATAAAGGTGATAAAGCTGTGGATCTCGTTTCAGCCTTTCCACCATGCCATTCAGATATGCATCCAGAAATGCCTCTTCACTCCTGCCATTGAGCGCCTGCGGCAAAATGTCCTCAAGGTAGGATTCCGTTGGTTTTACTGTGTCGATCAATGTTGTCATTTTAATTCGGCCTCTTTCGAGGCCGCTCCATATCTGTTAAGCCGCCGCTTCAATGATTTTACGCACTTCATCAATTGAATAGCGCGTCGATACCATCCAGGCCGGACGGTCAAAGTCCACATCGGCAACCGGGTTAACTTCGAAGTTCCAGAAACGCCCACCGATTTTCTTGATGGCATCTTTTGCGTTGCGAATAGATGAAGATCCGGGCATATCTGCAATGAGATAAACAGCACCAGCGTCTTCACTTACGCTCCACCAGCGACCGCGGACACGTGCTTTGGCGCGAATAGGCTTATCGTTTACCACGATAATGTAATCATCATTTGCTGCCTCGTCAGCCTTATTCTCAGCAGCATCAGCCTGTTCTTCCCGTTCAGTCTTAGCCGCCGCAAGACGTTCAGCAATCTCTGACTCCGTAGCGCCACTATTTTTAAGCGACACAAAGTCATCCCACGTTGCAGATTTCAGAGCATCAGGCAACTCTTCCACATACCCGCCCGCTTTTAAGGCGTTAGCATGGCGTATAGCCATCCCGACAAGACGATTCAAGCTATCTGCATCTGCGAAATCATCACGGGTAATGCTTTTATCCTCAAATGCATGAATTAACGCCCCCGCTTTAATCCAGACTGTTGCAGATGTTTCAAGCGGATTATCGGCATTAGAAATGCTTAGTTGCGCACTGTAAACTGACTGATCTGCCAACGAGGCAAGTGACGCCCAACCATCTGCATCACTTTGCATTTTGTACTGATCAAACAGCGCATCACGCCATGCATTTAGCGCCATGCGTGTTTTCTCAATTTTGGTTGTGATTTTGGACGTTCGCAGTTGTTCGAACATCTGCGAAATCTCCGAACCATTGGTGAAGGCTTTCATGCGCCCCTGGAAATCGCGGAAAGAAAGCACGCCTCGCCAGTACGTTTCCAGGCCTTCTCCATTTGGCTTGCGGAACAAGCTGCGGACATCTTCCTGAGTCACTTTTTCAAGTGAACGCCCGGAGAGATCGCGCCCTGCCATCCAGCCATCGAACGCCTTGACCACATCATCCATAGTGGCCTGAGCGCCCCATGCCTCCATACCTTGCTCATAATCGAAGCCAAACAATGCACGGAGAAAACCTTCTGCCTCTGAAATACGAAGTGGGTTATCACCTGTCTGGATTTTCGCGACTTCGCGTTTTAATGCTTCGTCGTTTACATCAGGATAAATCCATTGTTCAGGTGCTATCTCGTCACTTCCAGATGCGCTAATTTTTTGACCAATCATCCCGCCATAGGTAAAGGCCATTTGAATCTGACCATTGGCGTTACGATAAGCCCAATAGTTTACATCCGGTGCTCCTTGCCAACCGCCACGATCTCTCCCAGTTACCCGCATAACACCGCTACGAATAGCGTCATAGAATTGATCGCGAGAAAGAGAGGTTGAAAGCTGGTGGCTTTGAACACCACGTGCCGCTATTTCTCGTGATTCAGCCACCCCCTCTTCAAATGTTACCGCTTCAACCACTGAGTCAAACGGTAATGTCATGGTTGAGCCAGGAGAACGAGAGTGGCGACTTGCTCTATCCAGCCAGGCGACGCGGCAGGTGTATTGCGCTTTTTCGCCCTCAATTTGTGTCACGCGTACAATCGCCGTTGTCTCGTATTCAGCATCAATGACTGCACGGTAGTAACTACCTTTATGCAACAGGATGTTCTTGCCAGTGCGCATATACTCCTGCGGGTTCTGAATAACATCGATACTGATATCCAGCACACCAGACTTAATAGCACGCTCCACATCACCACGAGAGCGTTTCATAACAGTATCCGCGTCCTTCGCCCTGGTGATTGCAAATCGCAATTCACGCACTCTTTTTTTAGCTTTGCTTAGTGCTGAAAGCGTATATTTCTGTCCGTTTTTGTTGGTGCCGCTCTTAATCAGTCCATCCAGATCACTCTGGTATCGTTGCGCCTGCTCCATCGCGCTTTTCAGTTCTGCCTCCATCATGCCGATATCCTTCCCGGCAGCATTCGCCGCTTTCAGGTAGTTATCGAGAGCATTATTGGCTTCGCGTTGCGCTTTAAGTCGCAGGCGTTCCTCACGTTCTTTCGACTGACGAGCCATAATTGCGCGTCGTTCTTCCGGATTTGCCGCCAGCATAATGGCGCGCTCATCAGCGTCATCCGCATCACCATTGGCGATCTCTGACATATCGGAGGTCATCACCATCTTGATCCAGTCTTTCTTACGTTTAAGCGTATCCAGACGGAAGTCATCGAATGTGCCTTTGCCACAATAATAGTGAACATTAACCTTCTCTTGCGGAGAACCTACGCGCGCACCGCGCCCATTTCGTTGGTCGATACTGGCAGGAGTCCAGGGTAGTGTCAGGTGGTGAATATCGGTCGTTCCAATATGCAGGTTGATACCTACTTCGGCTTTCTTGTTACAGATAATGATTTGCGTGCGCCCTTCGTTATAGTCGGCAGCAATACCTTCCATCCCCTCAAGGCCAGCATCATTTTTAGCAGAGAGATAATCCTCATATTGGGCCAGTTTACTGTAGTAGGTTTCCCATGCGCCTTCTTTGTATTCACCGTCTTTGTTTGGCGTCGGTTCGGTCGGTTTTTTGACCTTTTTCAGCTTAACACCACCAGCCTGGCTAACAGTCGTAGCATTGATAATGCCTATCTCCTGCTCTGGCATTTGCAACGCACTGGCAATGATGCGACGTAGTTTCTGGTGCTGGGCTTTCTCGTCGATAAAGATAATTTGCTTACCGTTCTTAAGCCCTTCACGAAGGTTCTCGATAAGTGCGGCATACTTAGGCGGGATCGGGTGTGACACCTGTTTCATGTCGATGCCTGCATCAGCAATTGCCTTGAGTATTTCAGCCTCCAGGTCAATGCTGGCACGCAATTCGACGTGATTTGGATGCTCACTAAATGTTGTAGCTACAACCTTGCTGGTACGGGTACTGACCAGGCCTCCGATCGCATCCTCCTCTGCTTCTTCTGCATCGTCTGCCGCTTTCCCACCAGCCACTTTTGGTAGGTTATTAGCTATAGACTTCACCTGTTCAGTAAGTTCTACAGGGAACTGGAATGTGATAGCGCTGGCGTAAAGATCCGGGTCGATAGCGACCTTATCCATGTCGCGAATGATAGAGAAAATGAAATCATCCGGTTTCCCGCGAGTGATATTGCCTTCATCATCGACAGTGACGTCATCACCACGACTTAACTCCTGCGCGCGTTTACGAAGCTCTTCATAAGCTGCTTGCTGCTCTGGAGTCATTGGGATCTGCAAGGTGTTTTCGACGATATCCGGGATTTTTACCGTTGCACCAACATCGGAAGCCGTTTTAAGCGTTGTCCAGCGGTGGAAAATGCCACGCAGACCATCAAGGTTCTGGAAGCCCACCAGCCCCTGTTTCTCTTCCACTTCGCCAGAAATTTTCTGGACCTGAACAGTGGCTGTTTTACCGAACACTCGCACAAAGTCGTCAGGGGTAATAATCCCCATGTGCATCCACTCGTGCTGAGGGATCACCGTTGACAGCATGTTGAAGGCGTCAATAGGGCTATTAACCAGCGGAGTTGCTGTCAGCATTACGACGCCGCGCCCATTGTGACGTTTCATCATGTACGCAGCTTTTACAGCCATGTCACGGGCCATTTTGGATACCGCCGGATTAGGTAAATATGCCAGTTGCCCCGCTTCACGCCCGGCACCAAAGGAGTTGCGGTAGTTATGCCCTTCGTCGGCAATTACGCTATCGAAGTTCATATCCTCAAAGTACGGGATATTCTGCTTCTTCGCTGTACCGGTATTCGCGGCCTGGTCCTTAATCTTGTTCTTCTTCTGCGCATCACGGTGCTTGCCTGACGCCAGGTCAAGACGCCCCATTTCGGCGGCATTAAAGACAGCCTGCTGTGAGTTTTCTCCGATGGTTTCATCGCGCAACGGGATAGATGCGAACTGCTCTTTTGTCATGATGACCGTTCGCCAGTTCGACGATGGGATCATGTTCATGCGTTGAGCGATAACGGCACTGGCGGATTCTTTAACAACATTACGGGTGATCGGATTGCCGTCGTTATCAAGTCGCGGGGTGCCGTCCTGGTCGAGCACTGGGGCAGTCTGAATATTTCCGTCACCATCGCGCACTTCGTCCAGACCGATAAACATCATATTGGCGAAGGCATCTGCACTGTAGAAGCTCTGTGCCTCGTGATACCAGTTCTGGTATACGGCCTTTGGAACAACGATACAGGTACGTTTGGTTCGCCCGGTTTCAAAGTTATAGGCTTCCAGTGCCAGCGCGGTCGTCGTTTTACCCAAACCAGTTCCGAATCCCATAATCCCGCGCCCATCTTCCGACAGACGACGAACTTCTTCGTTCTGGTAAGAAAGCGGTATACGTTTCCCGCTGATGCCTTCAAGCCCCAGGGGTGCGTCTGAATGGGTAAATGGAATATAACCGTTAAAGGCGTCGTTATAATCGCGGGCGATCTGGTCTGCCTGCGGGTGAGTTCTTAACCAGTCGTTAAAACTCGTCTCAAGCTGGGCGATTTTGTCCAGGTACTCGTTAGCGTTCTGTCCGCGCGGTTTAACACCGTTCAGGTAGTTCTCAAGCTGATTCAGGAAGCCATCTTTGTTATTCGCTTTCTTGAACTCGTTCCCGTTTTTGCCGTTTACGGTTCGTAGCTGGTAGCCAGTAAATACCCCGTCCTTACCTTCGTAATCGTCCGGGGATACCAGAATGCCGTTCTCAACCTTAAGGTCGGGTTCTGTATACTTAAACTCGTCATAGCCCTGCTCTGCCAGGAACTCTTTTATCAGGCGGCGATCCAACCACCGTGCGTTAAGGTTTACCGTGACTTTGTTCAGCGGTGTAAACGTGCGTTTCTCTTCGATTTTTGAAAGCTGGCGCTCAAAGTTGGCCTTCCGCTCTCCTGTGGACGCGTCTCGCCAGCCCACCAGCAGTGCCACTTTTGATTTAATATCACCGCTAGTGGCACGGCCCATCGGTAGCAGGCAACCATATCCATCAATAGCGATATCGTCGAATTTCGCCAGGTATTCCTGTGCTTGATCGTCGTCTTCTGGCAGTTCGCCTTTAAACGCCTCGCGGAAGTCATCAAGATTGATAGGATTAAGGGCAACATCGCTGAAAAGGTGTGTCACAACCTGTTCCGGACGAGTGAAATCAATACCAGCAGCCCCTTTGCTAACATCAAGCCGTCCGGACAGCAGATCGGATGCTTCACCGTCCTGATTGACGTTCCCGGTGAATGTCAGCCAGTTCTTCGCGCCCGCTTCGGTAATGTCGTTTAGCTTAATGGCGTGTGGTGGGCCATATTTAGCAACTTCGGCAGCCGTCAGACGTGCGGCATCAGCCAGTTCATCATCGACGTTTTCACCAAGGTTACGCTTATCCAGCGCTTTATTGATAAGTTGCCCGATCAGCGCACCGCGCATAATGCGCTCACGGTCTTTTTCGCGTTGTTTCCCAGCAAAGCGAATCATTGCCGCTACTTCATCACTGATAACCGATGGATAGTCGGAAGCGATCGCGGATATCTGCCCCCATGACAGAGCCAGAATGCCGTTTGTTGATTGGAACGTTGTTTGCAGATCACCGAATGTCGAAACACCATATCGGCTTACATCAAGTACGGAGGATTTGGTTGTCGCATCTTTAACCCATTGCAGGCCATCAAACTCGTGCCAGATGCCACCTACAAGGCGCTTGTCTCCTACTTTGGCGCCCTGCCATGCCTGAGTAGTTACGCCAAGCAAATCCCAATTAATGCGGCTTTCAAAGCGGCGCGATAGAGCGGTTTTCATCGACTCATTGGATACACGACCGTCCTTTTTCACCACCAGAGTATTGCGGAAGCTGGTACGTTCCATGTCGCCGTAAACAAATCGCTTCCCTTCGGTTGTAAACCATTTTCCTTTGAGGAAGGTATCCCAAAGGACGTTTGCCGATTTGAGTGTTGAATCATCCGTGTCGGGGATCATCTCCAGGAAGGTTTCCGGGTGTTTACGCAATACCCATACGTCCACCACGGTATCTGTACCGGATTCGCTGAACGTACCGGAAGGCATACGATGTGCGCCCAAAAATTCCGCTTTACGGCTGACTTTATCGCGCAATTTTTTATATTTCGTACCATCGGTCATGCCATTCGGCACCACCAATACGATAAGCCCACCAGGCTTAACCTTGTCGATCGTGCGCAGCACAAAGTAATTGCCAACGTTCTTCTCGTTTGCATATGCCGGATCAAGCCCGGCGACACCGGAACGCCCTTCACCAAACGGTACGTTACCAACAGCGTGATCATACATTGCGTCTTTCGCCGCCAGCGCCTCAAACGCCCCGATATTCACATCGTCTTCCGGGTGCAAAAGCTGGTTTATTCGACCGGAAATCGGAGACAGTTCGGCGCTGGTCATTATCATGCCCTGTCGTTTTGTCTCCTGGAAAATACCTGTGCCCGCTGATGGTTCCAGTACGTGCCCGCCATCAATACCGTAGTCAGCAAACAGATCCCATATACCTTCAGCCATAAACTGTGGCGTGTAGTATTCGTATTGGCTGCCCTCACCATCTGTCAGGCCGCCTTCACCGGTATACCCGGCAAGAATCTGACGCTGTTCGTCAGTTAATTTCGCCCCATCGAAGCCGGGCGGAAGGGAATTAAGAAGCTCTACTGCGGCGTTGTTTGCTGCCCGCCGTGTTTTTTGAATGCTGACACCATCGACTTTCTTAACGCCAAAGGTCGCAACAGCACGTAATTTATGCAACCGACTAACAATTTCAATCAGTTCGCCTAAGCTGGAGGCTTCACTGATTGAATGAAGTAGTTTATCCAAAGGATTACCCCCTCTAAACCGTAAAAAATCCGCTATGCGGTACGGTTGAGAGGGTATGGAGAATGTTATTTTCACGGGGACGATACTACCGTCAAAATCACATACCCCCCATAGTTTGCCTGCTTATTAACCAATGACCGGAAAAAAAATATGGCAAACATTGAACCTCGCTGGCTAATTGAAGCACGTAAGCACATTGGCCTGACTGAAATAAAAGGCGCTAAACACAACCCTGAAATCGTTCAGTTTTGGCGCGACATCAAGCGCGGCGGAATTAAAGACGATGAAACGCCGTGGTGCGCAGCATTTGTCGGTGCAATGCTGGAACGTGTAGGCATCCGCTCAACAAGATTTGAGTCGGCAAAATCCTATCTGGATTGGGGCGCGAAATTAGATACACCGGCATACGGATGTATCGTTGTATTTACCCGCGTAGGCGGTGGGCACGTAGGCTTCGTTGTCGGACGCCGCGCCAATGGCGATCTGCTTGTCCTGGGTGGGAACCAGGGGGATGCGGTTAATATTCGCGCATTCCCAACATCAAGAGTGTCTGGCTATCGCTGGCCTGCTGGCGAACCACGCAATACCGCTCTGTTACCAGTCGGAGACGCAGCAACCTCAACTAATGAGGCATGAAAAAAGCCCCGACCAGGCCGGGGCATCACGCTTCAAGTCACGATCCAATCATTACCGACTATATCAGCCGTCGATAAATCAACTTCCCGGATCTGGAGTCCATCAGTGTGCCTCCGCAATGCTGGGATTGGTAATATTGCGATACCAGGGATTAGTGTTTGGTTGTGGGGAAGTAGAGAAACGACCAGTAAGAACACCATACTGATCAGGGATCAGAGAACGGGCTTCTTTTTCGGTTGCGGCAATTGCGAAGTGATCGCAGTGTTTTTGCAGGGAGTGGAAACGCCAGATGAATTCTGGACGTGAGCAAGGATTGGCATTAACCATAGTTACGGCCTCACTAACAGGTTTAACAACCTGCTACCCGCTGTCAAACAGGTGGCAGGACGTGACAGGGTTGACAGACTGGCGTTAGTGAAACCAGCAGGCCGAAGCCTCCCCATCACGCCCCACCATAATTCGGGCGTAACGCGGTTTACGGACACAAAAATACCGCAATATCGGAAATCTGCGGTTGTCCGCACTAACATTCAGGCTGTCAAACCTGGTCGCAGAATTTGCTACGACGGCATGAATATAAGCCTGAAAACATGGAAGATCAACTAAAAATTTCAGCAATGGATGACTTCAGTCGATGATGCAGATCATACATTCCGATTTAGAAACAGAAAATTAATTTTCTAATACAAATCATCGAGCGAGCATTTGCCGATCATTGGGATGTTTTGTAGGCACACAGGTCATCCCCTAAATCCCGCAGGGATTGACCAATCCTCCCGGTCAAATTCAGACCGATAGCCACGCTGTTTCATCAGGTCAAAGGCTTCACCAATGGTTGCACACCCCTGGGAGCCAGAATAATCCATTGAGAAATCCAGGGCACTGGATTGTTTAGGCTTATTCACTGCGGTAGCGGCACTACGTATCCATGCAAATTTTTTTGCCAGCTTTTCAGCGGTACGATACAGAGCCTGCCGTTTTGCGTGCCCCTCGTCTGAACGACGCTTTGCAGCTCTCGCTTTTGCCGCCGCCAGGCAGCGGTTGGTATGTTCTTCCCTGATTACTGGTTTTTTATCCAGCACCCCATTATCCGCTTGAGAACTATCTGCTGGTGAAGCCTTTGGCTGAACCGCGCATGATCTTTCTCTTCTTTTTGCTATAGAGTGACTCTTATTTTCTATTGGCTGTTCATTTTGAACATGGGGGGACTTGTTCAAAATGAACAGGGGGTTCCCAGTTTCAAAAAAATAACGAACCTTTGAAATCAACTGCTTAACCAGTTTTGTGGCGTTGGCAAATTTGATGCCCTGCTTACCCCCTATCTCCATTGCTGCATGAATGAAGTGGAGAAATTGTGTCGTAAACCGATATACGTTACACACCTGGGCATTGTTATTCGCTACCTGATGTTGCCTAACAAGCATTCCGCACTTCGTCGCTTCAGCAAATGCCCGGCGTACAGTAGAAATACTGCGTCCTGTAATCTCGGACATATCAGCATATGAGCGACGGATCATGTATTCATCGGTAGCCCCTGCCAGGTTGGCGAACTCGGCAATAATAGCGCTATGTGAAGGGGAAAGAAGACCGCTATGACGAGCAAAAAAACTCAACTGATGACCTTTGATTTTTTTGTGGTATTCAGTGTTGTTTTTATACTCAGAAGTGTTGAAAGTTACTGAAACTGAATTTAAAATATTCATCAGATAGTTCCGTGAAAAAATCTATCTACCGTATAAATCTATGCCAGTGGATTTATACACCAAAAAGCCGCTTCTCAGCGGCTTTTGCTTTTTTTGGCAGTCGCTACCGGAGCAGTGACCGCGATCCTACTCGATCACATCGGACAGAATCAACAGTGTATATAAATACACTATGTTAGAAATTTAATTTCATTCTGCGGTTATGCCCGTCGTGAAACGAAGAGTAATGGGGTAGTATTTTTGCTCTCCTTCGGCGATAACTCCGGCTCTTTCTTGCCTGATATCGGCAAGCCATAAGTCGCATTTGCCCCCAGTGATTCAAGCATCGCAGCCACTATGCGAGCATCATCTTCAGACTGCATACGGCAGAGCGCCCGGCGCTGTTCTGCGCTAATAAAAACAGGCATTTCCTGGATAGCGTCACGCAAAATCCGGCGGCATTGCTTTGCATTTTCCCCCTGGCTTTCCATCATCGCTGTTTGAGTGCGCAGCTTATCTCGAAGCTGTATGTTTTCCACTTCAAGGAGCATCAATTCTGACTCAAGGGCTTCACGCTGTGCTGACTCGAAAATAGCCTGCTGATTCTTCATTGCTGAAAAGTGGTGAACAAGATCCGTAGCCGCGTTATCGGTAAAACCTTGTTCGATAAGTGCCGCATGAATAGCCGCGTCGCGCTCTTCTGCTGATTCCAGCATCAGGCTTTTCTTGTCCAGACTGATATAGTTAGGCACAGTTACGTAATCAAAGCCGTGAAAAGACTTTACCAGGGATACAGATGAATCTGGGCCAGATGTAGCCCATGACCAACCACCCGCACCAGAATTAATCATTCCCTGTACAATACGCCCGGTGTCTGTATCCAGTATTTCCTGCGTATGGGTAACAATGCCGTTGTCGTCAATCGAAATGTCGATAGTCCTGTTTGATGGCACGTTCTCCAATACAACAGGTTTCCCATCAACCATCACAACAGAGACTTCCGGCAGGTTCAGGCTTTTCGTTTTGTTATAGTGCATCGCCCGGCGACCATGACCGTAATAGCCATACATCTCACCAAGTGCGATACGCTCTTTTGTTTCTGGCGAGTTGAATGTGTCTCGCACCGACTGAATAACGTAATTTCGGTTGTTCTGCGGTGTGTGTTTGCGGATTTTCTCTACCAGGGAGAAGCGATCCGTAACAGTGTTCAGTGATTGCATTATTTCCCTCCGGTTAATTGCTCATCACAAATTTTGCAAAGTTTATTAACTGTTCTGGCGTCCAGTTTTCCGGATCGTCACCGGACGACAACGGCGCGGATTCGTACATACCATGCTCGTTGTTTTGCTCTGATTCATTCGCCTTAAACTCTTTGATCATGGTGTTGAGAGTGTCATCGTCGATGTGCAACTGCTCGGTAAACAGATAACGCATAAACGCGTCACTACCAGCCAGTTTCGGGTTGTTCTGGATCTGGTCCATAATTTGGGAGATGACAGCAACAAAGTTGGCGCGTGCATCCAGTTCCCGGTTTTCCTCTTCCTGAATAGCAGTGTTCATTGAGTTGAATTGCACGTCATAAGGGCGGTTTTTTTCGGTGTAAACCTTGCCGTATTTATAAGCGAGGTGAATGTCCAGAAGCTGATAAATAGTTCGCTGGGCGGCCTGTCTGATCCAGTTCGCACGCAATGCAGCCTGGATAGCAGTTTGCTGCCAGCCGCCTTCTCCAAGCCCTCCGCTCATCTGATCAGCCCAGCCAAGCATTGTTGCGTCAATGCCGAGGCTTGCAGCAAGCTGCCGGAGGTGAAACATAACGTCTTCGATACCACTGATATCTGCGGGTATGGATTGCGTATCAATGGTGATGCCGTTCTTCCCGTCTCCCATAACAGGTATCAGATGGTTAAGCACAGTTGGAATAGCGTTGGCATTAATCGACCTTTGCGCCACCAGGTCACTATGACGCTTCAATGCCTGGCTGACGCCACGCGTATAGTTCGCCGCATTAACCGGGTCAAGTGTGTTCGTCGTAAGAGCAATCAGGCGGTCAATTTTGGCTGCATTATTTCGCGTTGATTTCAGCGCGGCGAGCGAAGCACATAAATTAAGGTAAGGTTCATAGCTGTATTCCAGGAATGAAGTTCCGTAATTCTGCGTCTCCATTAACGGCTTATCAGCTTGATCACTTAACAGTGAGTACCCTTTTGTGCCGTAGCTAACCGGAATAACTTTATGCTGTGGCGTCCAATAGGGATTTTTCATGGAAACCAGATTCCACGGTTCGGTTATTACTCTGCGCAAACTATGCGTATCCAGGATGTAATCACCACTGAATCCAACCAGCTGGCTACCGCGATAAAATTCCTGGACGAAATGTGGCAGAGTGTAATAACTGGACTCAATGCCTGTTATCCCCCTGCCCTGTTCAGCATAAGGTCGGACATAAGACACCCCAAAGATCGCCATGATCATGGCCCATGAAGGAAGTCCGTCATTAATCATCGCCCCCAAATCAGCGGTTAACTCTTCACATCTACTTACTGCCTCGGCATCGGAACCATCCTTTGGCGAAAGGATGAATGCCTGTCCGTTTTTTTTTGAAGGCGCAAGCGCATGTGCAATGTGAATGTTTAAAGCCGTCGAGATAGTCGGGCTTTTAGCCATCGTTTCCAGGATGTTGTACTTTTGCAGGCGCTCGCCGGGCAGTTCAGCGGATAAAGAAATTGAATCTGCCTCACTCGTCATGCCATCGCTATTGCTCCCCAGGATGCCTGGACGTAAAGCAGACAGGCCGGAACGAGCAACGACACTATGTCCGCTCGTAAAAACGACCGGATCGGCGGGCGTAACATCACCACCGTTGAAGGCTTTCTTCAATGCTGACAGAAAGCCTTTGTTTTTGTCTTTCGTTGCCATGAATCACCGCAAATTGTTTCCAGTTTTGCGGCAGCATAATCAGTATGTGATTTCAGCGGTTGGTTTAGTTTTCTGTACGGCAATTATTTGGAACTGTAGAATTTTCAAACATAGCAAAGTTCAGACCTTTCCCTTCGCCAAATTCACCCTCAATTTCATCAGATACAGCAGACAAAATACTACGCAGATCAACATCGCCACCGCCGAACATATCGCCCAATGCCTGTTGTTTATGAGTCAGCTCGTCGTTGATTTTTTGCGCCATTTTTTTGAATGCTGCCCCCATACGCTTCGCACTGCGATTATTTGCTACGATGAATAGCGCCAATGCCTCAGCTTCCGGTGTACTGTCGCCGAATAACCCCCTTTGGGCGATCACTTCTTCAACGGCCTGACCGTTGTCTTTGGCTTCACGTACAAGATTAATTGCTTCCTGGAGTGCTGCTATCGCCTGTGTATCCAGGCCATTAACCTGCTCTATACCGTCCACTAAGCCTGTTACTGCGTCATGGTGAGCGTCGCCAGACAGCGACTGCATTTGCGCAAAATCGCTGGCTGCCGTATTTAATGCGATCAGGATATTACGCATTTCCGGATCTGGCTCTTCCGACACCAGCCGAACAAGCCTTTCATCCTTGTACGCTTTGGCAAAAATTGCATTCTGGATGCGATCGATAAGCTGTTTCGTGGGACGCCCATCGGCAGTAAGCAAGCCTGCCGTCGCTGTATCGCCAATTTCGCGCAAAAACGCACGAATAAACGCATCATTGGACCGCGCCAGCAGGTTTCCATCATCTGAAGGATTAAATAGCGCCATGACGCTCTCAGTGAGAAATTGCGCATCCGCATACGCTTTTTCACTTGCTGCCATCTCTTGCAGATCACTAATGTTTGAATCGCGGGCAAATTGAGCGCGGTCTACATCTGTGAGTCTTTCTCGCACCAGTACGGGCATAGACATTTGCGAAATTTCGTCAGGATTCAGACCAAACTCTTTCGCATGGTCGATCAGGTACTGGCGATACTCATCCGCCTGTCCTTGCTCATAGGCACGCCAGATACCCATACTCCTTCCGTTGCCGGATTCAACAACGTTGTCCGGACCAACTATCGGCGCTCCATGGCTGCTCATACCGGAATCCGTTAATTGTGCCGGGCGTAAATCGGAGGCAATACGGTTAACCTGGAGTTTGCTGGATAGCCGGGTACGATCTCGTGGTTGGAGTTCTTCCGGGAAGGCCGGGTTAATCGTACCGTCAAGGTTGTTCGAAATGATTAGACTGCTGGCATCAACGACCTTAAAAGCCGTCTTTACCTCTGCGCCTTTGCTGGTGACTACGTAGCTACTTCGCCCCATGCGTGTTTCTTTCCTCTCTAATGAAGAAACCAGAGCAATGACGCTGTTAATATCTGCGGCCTCGGAAAGCGCAGAAGTAACTGATTTGTTCAAAATACACTCCAACTATAGAGAAAGCTGTGAGTGTAAAAAGAGTGTGATTTATGTGAGAACAGAGAAGTGAAAGGGGGATTCCACCCCCTTTTGATTACCCGGCATAACCGTTGGCTTTCACCCAGCTTATGGTCTGTTCTTTAGCCTGCTCCAACGTAAGGAACTCGCCAACATAGTTTGAGATCCCACGCAGCGCATCAATAAATTCCATTTGTGTGGACTTTGTGAACACACCGCCCAGGAAGTCAGTCACTATCTTAGGGACTTCATCTACAACAGGATCAGTCTGTTGTTGCGGTTCCGCTGCCGGTTGCGCGGCAGTCCCCAGGCCCAATTTCAGCATCACATCAACAATCTGCTTACCAATGGTGACGCGTTGCAATACTGGCGCAGTTTTCTGCGCCTGCATTAGATCTGATAGCTCTTTACCTAATTTCAGGCGGTCTAAAACAGAGATGGTCATTAAGCACCTCCCTGCTGAATTTCAGCCAGAATGTTGATCAGGTAGTCAACTGCTGCACCCACAGTGGCTTCGTTCTCGTCGTATCGACCTGCACTGATTAGAGCATTTGCTGCTTCCTGTACATGATCAAGTTCAGTACTGATGACCGTCAGATCGCGGGATGTAAACTGCTCCGGCACGGATTTCAGGTACTCCAGCGCTTTATCTGCCTCCTGATCAGCTTCACTTGCTGATTCACCCGCTTCTTCTGGTTCCGGCTCCTGTTCTGGTGCTGGTTGTGGTTGTGATTCTGGCTCAACCACATGCTCTGTTTTTACTTCGCTTGAATAATTTTGAAGGGCGTTATACACGTCCATAATGAAAAGGTTCTCCCCATCACCAAGTGGATACGCCACGTTTGGAAACGCTTTGCGGAAAAGAATTTTCACTTGCGCCTTGAATGTTTTCAGGTCACTGCCAAACAGGTCCACATAGCCATCAATATGTTTAGACATGCTGGACACAACCAATTGGCCTGCAAAATCTTTCAGCTCATCTTCATCAGGAAGATAGAGCAACTCGTACTGGCTGACTTCTTTATCTGTCAGTTTACGGTCATACGTAATGATACCGTGACGAGCATATCCGTAATACTGATCAGCCTGGTCAGGACGATCAAGCACGGCTTTATTTCCATCCGGCACAGCACCAACACCAGCCGGGCGAGATTGAAGTGCATAGTGGTATTTACCTACATCTTGGCTCTCTGGTTGTGATACTGGGTTCGTCTCGGGGGCTGTCTGTGGTGGTTCGGAGTCTTCCTGCTGGCCTGGTAACACATCAACTTTATATTTATCTGCGTTATGCTCTCGGTAGGCTTTAAGTAATTTGGTTGCAGCATCTGCCAAACTGCCTCCTTTGACAGCACTGGCATCAATACTGAATTTACCTTCAGGTGCTACTATCGTAACGAAATTGTCACTGCCGGACGTGACATAATTAACTTCAGCGCCATTATCCAGCACTGTTTTTCCGTCAATGGCAAGATTATGTTTTACATGTCGCAGCTGGTCACTAAACGCTCGCTCCTTCGTTTTTTCACCTTTAGCAGACAACAATTTATCGCGTTTTTCTTGTAATTCCTCGTTGATGGCTTTCTGGGCATCAAGTTTTTTTTGCATCTCCGTAAGAGCAGCACGCTTTTCAGTCAGCCCACGTTGCGCAACGTCCACCTGATCAATTGTTATTGACCGTTCTTCTGCCAGTTTATCTGCTTCATTGAGATAACTCTCAATATCTGCCTTCATTTTGTCCTGGCGCTCTTTTGCTTTCTTAAACTTTTCGCTGTTACGCTCAATCAAATTAGATAGCGCCTGGCATACCTGGCTTAAAGAAACATCTCTCCCACCAATCGGGGCGACAACGTGAGTTACGTTACGCTTATTAAGTAAAAACTGAAATGCAACAAGCTCGTCGTTACTCTTTATTTTTGCCCCGTCAGCTGTTGGAGAGTGGAAAATTATGCTTGTACTCTGCCCGTCAGTAAGCGGTATCTGCGCGGTCAAAACAGGGATATTAGCTACCCGACGTACACGACCGATAATCGCACCACCAATACAATTACGTCCATTTTCATCGGTCCCGGCTTCATCAGTCCCTGCCATAATATTCGTACCATTCAGGCCACGATTCAGCGCACGGACGAAAGCTCGCATTGTTTGAGCTAACCGAATTCTGGTTGTAGTTATGGACTCAAACATAGCTTCGTCAGACACAACCAGAATTTCATTGCCCATATAGGCAAGCTCAATATCTTCTAAGGTCGCCGCCTCAAAAATCAGGTCATCTTCGCTTAATTCTTCTGAAGACCAGCGACCTGGCATATAGCCGGGGATCGTATCAGCAAAAGTAGACTGAATATTAATTCGTAAAGGATTGTTAATCATGCTCATCCTCCAGGCGCGCGATTTCTTCTTTAAGAGCACGTGTCTTAGCTACTTCCTGAGACAAGGCAGCTTTAACGTTACCCGTATCTTGCATTACTTTGTCTGACTTGCTCTGGAGTTTAGACAGTTTGTCGTTAGCATTAGCGATATCTTCACGGAGTGCATCACGTGATTCTTTCGCTTCAGCTAATTTCTGAGCGTTGGATTTAACTCCCTGCCGCTTCTTATTTTCGTCATCAATATTTTTTGCTGCACGAGCAAGTTTTCGAGCTAATGACTTCTGGAAAGAAGTTGCTCCGCGATTAAATAAAGCCGCAAGAGATTGCCCCAAAGCCGACATTGTTTTTACTGGCTTGAACGGTACTGTTTTACCATTCAGTTTGATCCCAGATATATCACCGGTATCGTTAACCTGAACTTCCATTGTCTGTTCATCAAGACCAATAAGGGTAAACGTGCGCGTCATGATCCCATCTTTCTTCCTGCCATTACTTGCAGGGATCACCCTCGCTATCTTGTAACCACCTTTGCTGATTTCTTTGACGAGTTTTGCCAGCCCCTTTTCGTTTAACTCATCATAATTAAGAAGAACATAATTATTCTTATTTGACATCCCAGCCTCCTTCACGCTTTTCGATCGTAAACTGGCGCTCTATGCAGTCATTGATAGGGAAAATGCGATAAAGCGGATTCAGTCGGCAGTTACCGTTAGTCAATGTGACTTTCAGATCCCACTTCGTTGGCTCAAGATATTTCGTATCGATGAGCAAATACTCTTCTCTCTCACCGCGTTTTGAGGCGTCAACTGGTCGTGTTTTCCCTGAAATAACCACAGATGGATTTTTCAGGTCTTGCAACCAATATTCGATTTGAGCATTGCTGACCCAGCTTCGCTTAACACGTAGCGAAACAGGAAATGCTATAGCAGATTCTTTCACTACAGCGTCACCAATACTCAAAATCTCAACACTCTTGCGACGAAAAATGAAACGGTCAATGATGGCAACAAATGCCATGATAAAAATGAAATAATTCCCAAAGTTACCCATTATTTCTCTCCACCTTTTCCCCCATTCGCTATTACGCTTAAGAGATTCAAGACGTTACTAGCTCTGGACTTCAAGCCCTGTAAAATTTCTCTTCCGTTGTTACTGGCAATCAGAACAACGCAGAAAATGATACCTTCAGGCCATTCCTGGCTAACCGCCACCCCATACCCCGCAAGCCCGGCTGTTACCGCAGTAAACAATTCACTCGCAAGATTGAGCAGGGACGCAGAAATGCGCCCGTCTCTAACTCCGAGAAGGAATACGCCGGTTCCACTTAGTAGGGATGTTATGACTACTACAGCCAGATTTTCATAATCTGCAAACATACCCCTCCAGAAATAACATCTAATGCGCCACTAACTTAGTCAGTTTGTTATTTCCTTACAGGACATCTTCTAAAATCTCCCTCCTTAACATACAAGGGGGAACATATGCTTATTGGATACATTCGCGTATCAACTAATGACCAAAACACAGCTTTACAACGAAACGCCCTTGAAAGCGCAGGATGTGAGCTAATTTTTGAGGATAAGGCGAGCGGCAAAAAGGCTGAACGCCCTGGGTTAAAAAAGGTTCTCCGTATGCTTTCCAGAGGTGACACCCTGGTCGTATGGAAGTTAGATCGTCTTGGGCGCAGTATGCGTCACTTGGTTGTGCTGGTGGAAGAGCTTCGTGACATAGGCATTAACTTCCGGAGTCTCACTGACTCCATCGACACCAGTACACCAATGGGGCGCTTTTTCTTTCACGTAATGGGGGCGCTGGCAGAAATGGAACGTGAGCTTATCGTTGAACGTACACGCGCTGGACTTGATGCGGCTCGCGCAGAAGGTCGTATAGGTGGGCGTCGGCCTAAATACCAAGAAGAAACATGGCAGCAAATGCGGCGATTGCTGGAGAAGGGAATCCCCCGTAAGCAGGTTGCAATCATCTATGATGTGGCTGTTTCCACGCTTTATAAGAAGTTTCCGGCGTCATCATTTCAATCCTAAACCTTGGTTTAAGAGAACTCGGTACCAGCGGTGAAAAGATCCCCCTGTTGAGCACGGCTAACACATGGAGTTCACGCCAGACTTTCAACGGCGGGATCACCGGGGCGCTGACAGGGAACGCCGACACCGCGACGAAACTTGCGACGGCAAGAAACATCAACGGTGTTAAATTTGATGGTTCTGTGGACATTTCGATACCAACAATTACGTCCAGAGGGCGTGTTACTGCGCTCACCGGTACAACACAAGGTGCTGCTACTGGATTGCAAATGTATGAGGCGTACAACAACGGCTATCCTTCTGTTTACGGGAATGTGCTTCATCTTAAGGGCGCAACGGCAGTTGGTGAAGGTGAGTTGTTCATAGGTTGGAGCGGTACAAGTGGCGCTCATGCACCTGTACATGTACGTTCGCGACGAGATACTGATACAGCCAGTTGGTCAGAGTGGGCGCAGGTCTACACATCGAAGGATTCCATCCCTGGTGTAAATACCACGGGCAACCAGAACACAACCGGAAACGCGGCGTCTGCAACGAAATTACAAACGGCAAGAACTATTGGTGGTGTTTCATTTAATGGCACCGCAAACATCGACCTGCCGGGCGTGAATAAAACAGGCAATCAGAGCACTACCGGCAATGCAGCTACAGCCACAAAACTGCAAACAGCACGCACCATTAATGGGGTTTCATTTGACGGAACGGCTAATATTTCTCTGTCACCGGCAAATATTGGTTGCCCGGCATCTCCTACTGGTTGGCTTGAAACAGGTGATAATGGAGCATCAATAACAACAGAGCAATTAGTGACTCTGCTACGAGATAATGGTGCTTTTAATGCAAAGGTATGGATAGCGCGTTGTGCCTGGGCGTATGCAAATAGTGCATCCATACCAGACAGCGAAACAGGATGCGGCATTATTCCACTGGCGGGTGCTGTGATAGAAGTATTCAGCAATAATACCAACAATTACACCATTCGAATAACAACGGCAACGACGACAAGTGTATCTGGCGCACTCACTAATGCTGAATTTATCTATGTGTCTAATGGCACAAGTTATTCACCAGGATGGCGCAGAGCGTATAACACTAAAAACAAACCTACTGCGGCTGATGTCGGAGCTTTACCACTATCTGGAGGAGCGTTAACTGGCGGATTAACTGCTGCTGGCGAGATTATTTCCAAATCGGCGAATGGTCTGCGCATTGCCTATGGCAACTATGGATTCTTTATCCGAAACGATGGTTCAAACACATATTTCATGTTGACCGATTCGGGTAACAGCCTGGGAACCTATAATAGGTTAAGGCCGCTTATCATTAACAATGCCAATGGTACTGTTACGATCGGTAATGGACTCAATGTTACTGGCGGCATCAATGGTAGTTTGAACGGTAATGCTTCAACAGCTACGAAGTTGCAAACTGCTAGAAAAATAAGCGGCGTGTCTTTTGATGGTTCTGCTGATATAACACTAACAGCTGAAAATGTATCTGCTTTTGCTCGACGCGCTACTGGAACTTATGACGATACTAGTGGTGCGGTCCCGTGGAATGCCGAATCAGGTGCGTATAATGTTACACGCTCCGGGGCTTCTTATATCGTTGCAAATTTTTATACAGGCGTAGGTAGTTGTCGGACTCTCCAAATCCGAGCGCATTATAAAAATGGTGGATTGTATTACCGTTCATCACGTGATGGCTATGGGTTCGAAGAGGACTGGACTCAGATATATACTAAAAAAGACAGCATCCCTGGTGTGAATACAACTGGTAATCAGAACACTACTGGCAATGCTGCAACTGCAACAAAACTGCAAACAGCACGCACAATAGGCGGAGTGTCATTCGATGGTAGTGCCAATATCGACCTGCCAGGTGTGAATAAAACAGGTAATCAGAACACTACCGGTAATGCAGCGACAGCGACCAAGTTGCAGACAGCATGTACTATCAACGGCGTCTCGTTTGATGGTTCTAAAGATATTGAACTTAACCCACGGTCTATAGGCACGATCAACTCCACAACAATGTCTTTTAGTGGTGGTGCTGGATGGTTCAAACTGGCAACTGTAACCATGCCACAGGCCAGTTCCGTGGTTTACATAAGCCTGATTGGTGGTGCAGGGTTTAACGTTGGCTCCCCGCAGCAAGCAGGCATCTCTGAGCTGGTTCTGCGTGCAGGAAATGGAAATCCAAAAGGTATTACTGGTGCATTATGGCGACGGACCTCGGTTGGATTTACTAATTTTGCATGGGTGAATACATCCGGTGATACCTATGATGTTTATGTTGAAATAGGTAATTACGCCACAGGTGTTAATATTCAGTGGGATTATACCAGTAACGCCAGCGTAACGATTCATACATCACCAACTTATACAGCGAATAAACCAACAGGCCTGACAGATGGAACTGTATATGTAATTTACAGTTCGCACATTAAACCGACTGCTGCTGAGGTTGGGGCGTTGTCATTATCTGGCGGTCAATTGAATGGTGCACTGGGCATCGGAACATCCAGTGCTCTTGGTGGTAACTCGATTGTTTTGGGTGATAATGACACGGGATTTAAACAAAATGGCGACGGGTATCTGGATGTTTATGCTAATAACGTCCATGTTATGCGCTTTGTCTCCGGCAGTATTCAAAGTAATAAAACCATAAATATTACAGGTCGTGTTAATCCCTCAGATTACGGTAACTTTGATTCCCGTTATGTGAAAGATGTTCGCCTGGGTACGCGTGTTGTTCAATTGATGGCGCGTGGTGGTCGTTATGAAAAAGCCGGACACGCAATTACCGGATTAAGAATCATTGGTGAAGTAGATGGCGATGATGAAGCCATCTTCAGGCCAATACAAAAATACATCAATGGCACATGGTATAACGTCGCACAGGTGTAAATGATGCAGCATTTAAAAAATATTAAGTCTGGAAATCCTAAAACAAAAGAACAATATCAGCTAACAAAGAATTTTGATGTTATCTGGTTATGGTCCGAAGACGGAAAAAACTGGTATGAGGAAGTGAAAAACTTTCAGCCAGACACAATAAAGATTGTTTACGATGCAAATAATATTATTGTCGCCATCACCAAAGATGCCTCCACGCTTAACCCTGAAGGTTATAGCGTCGTTGAGGTTCCAGATATTACAGCCAACCGCCGCGCTGATGATTCCGGTAAGTGGATGTTTAGGGACGGAGCTGTGGTTAAACGGATTTATACGGCAGACGAGCAACAACAACAGGCCGAATCACAAAAGGCCGCATTGCTTTCCGAAGCTGAATCAGTCATCCAGCCGCTGGAACGCGCTGTCAGGCTGAATATGGCAACAGACGAGGAGCGCACACGACTGGAAGCATGGGAACGCTACAGCGTTCTTGTAAGCCGCGTGGATACGGCAAAGCCAGAATGGCCACAAAAACCTGAGTAAAAATAAGGCCCGATAACGGGCCTTTTCTCATTCTGGTTGTTCGGGAAACGTTACTGGCAGGATGGAGGTATCTGTAGATTCTACTTTCTGCGCATATAGCATCCACGCGGTTAATTTCTGTTTATTCTCATCGGAAATGATGCCCAGCCGTAGCTGTGAGTCCCACAGTTGGGTTTTATCCCTGACAAGTTGCAATAGGCTTTGCTTTTCATTTTC